TACTGGCGCAAGTCGACCCAGAATTTCGTTTCAAGACGGCTGTGAAGCCCGAGCACATGCCCGAGGGCAAGGCATCACGGTTCCTCATAATTGATGGGGACCATGGACAAGTGCTTGCATTGGCGTCGGTGAAGTGCATGGAGGAAGTTTTGTTTGAAGTGATGGAGTCTCATTCAATCAAACACGCATGCAAGAACGATGCCATGGAGCGAGTGCTTAAACATATGGTGCCGCCTCGCGAGGCGAGTCGACTCGGGAGCACGTTCGTGGAGGGGGATGGGTCGGCGTGGGACACCACGTGTAATGTGGACGTTCGGGGGTGCATCGAGAATCCAATACTGGATCATATAAGCCGCATCCTGGGTACCACTTACATCCAACCGGCGAGTTGGGCCGAAGCACACAACAAAGCCAACAATGCGAAGACTCTCAAGCTGTTCTTTAAGAAATATCATGAACAGGCGCACGTGCAAATTGCCGCAATTCGACGTTCGGGCCACCGTGGCACGAGCGTGCTGAATTGGTGGGTCAATTTCACGATGTGGGTTTGCAGCTTGTTTGAATCTCCGCAGGTTTTCCTGCGTCCGGAGGCGCGGTGGGCAAGAGACGTAGCGGGCGTCCGTCGATGGTTTTACGGCATGTTTGAGGGTGATGACTCCGGGGTGAGTACCAGCCCGAAACTATGCAACGTATCGGCAGACGACGCAAAAGCCTTCCGCGACGGCAAGGTCAAGGCGCGAGAGTTGGGGGACAAGTACCGGGTCCCAGACGGCAGCATCGCCGCATCAATTTCCGCGTTAGCCTTTTGGGACCGCGCAGGTTTCAACATGAAATGGGAGTTCGCTAGGAAGCGAGGGACCATCGTTGGTTGCCACATTGGGCTCACCGAGACGGACCCAGGGTCCAAAACCGGTTGTGTGGTGCCGACGGGTGTGTTCTGTCCCGAGCTCCCCAGGGCGCTCAAGGGAGCCGTTTCATGCTCACCGGCCATCATTCAGGCGCTCAAAGACTGCGTGTATGTGGAAGACAAGAAACGTGGCAGCACCCACGAGGACTTCCGCACGCTCATGCAGATCGTAAGCGCTTTTGCGCTGTCAAGGGCGGCTGATTTCGCGGGGAAGATCCCGACGGTATCGAACAAGTACTTGACGTACGCGAATCGTATACCGCACGTTAAAC